CTACTGGCGTTGCGTCCTTGTGCCCAACGACCCGCAGGCATCCACGGTATTAAATGAGGCTTACTACCTCAACATCGCCAACTACGCTTGGAGCCAACCATCTCCGCAGCCGTATGACCCCAATCCCCCGACCCCCTGATAAGGAGCAGACATGACTACTTTTACGACCACCATCAACGCGATGTACACCCTGCAACAGCCTGACCCCAACTATGTGGTCAATGTGCTGTGGACTGTGACCGGCGTGGACGGCGCAAACACCGCTGAAATCGGCGGCAACACGCAGTTCGACTCAAGCCAAGCACCTGAGAACTTCATCCCCTATCAAAACCTGACTCCGCAGATCGTGACCGGGTGGATTCCTCCCGAGCAGATTGCAAGCGCACAGGCGTGCGTGCAGGGCCAGATTGACTCCATGATCACCCCGCCCGTGTCGCCGCAGAACACGCCGCTGCCTTGGAGTGCATAAAGGGCAAGCCGTCAGCCCCCGATGACGGCAACTGAAGGAGATCAAGATGGGCAATAACAAAGAACCCCAACTTGTGAACATTGATGGTACTGAGTATGACTTTGCGGATCTCACGGATCAGCAGAAGGTCATGTTTGAGCACTGCATTGATCTAGACCGCAAGATCGCCTCTTGCCGGTTCCAACTGGATCAACTGAGCGTGGGCAAGGATGCGTTCTTGAACATTCTCAAGCAGTCTTTGGCCTCTACCCCGGCAGAAGCCGAGGAAAAAGCCGCTTAACCTCAAGGAGAGCCCCATGGCAAAGCAATGGATCGCAAAGGCTATTTCTAAGCCCGGGGCTCTCCGCGAAGCCCTAGGGGTTAAGGAAGGAAAGAAGATTCCCGCCAAGAAATTGGCCGTGAAGGAATCTGACTCTCCATTGATGAAGAAGCGCAAGACGCTTGCGAAGACTTTGAGGGGCTTTGACTGATCATGGAAGAGACGGTAGAGACAAGACTGGCAGTACATGAGGCCGTCTGTTCCCAAAGATATGGCGCTATCGAAAAGCGTCTAGAAGATGGCAGCAAGCGTATGCGCAACATTGAAATCTTGCTGTACATCACGCTAGGTGCTGTCCTTCTTGGCCCCGGCGCTATGGCAGAGGTGGTCAAAAAACTACTGGGAATATGACATGGCTTGGTCAGATGTTCTGAAGGCGATCATCCCCATCGTGGTGGCTGCAATTGCGTGGCTGCTTGGGCAAGTTGCATCTTTCTCAGACCGTCTGACCCGCATCGAAGGCCAGATGCCTGCCCTGATCACTAAGGAAGGCATCCCCACGGATAGCCCTATCAGCGCCGAGCGCCGCGCCCTACAGAAAGAACAGTTGATGGCGCACATCAACGAACTTCAAGTCAAGGTTAGGCTCCTTGAGGAGCGTGAACGCATGAAGGCGAAGTAAGGTGTATGGAGCCGATCTCTGCGATCCTGGCCGCTGCTTCGGCGGCCAATACTGCTTTCACGGTCATCAAGAAGATGGTGGCTACGGGCAAGGAGATCGAACAGGTCGCCGGGCAGATTGGCAAGTGGTACTCAGCATTCGGGACATTCAACAGCCTAGCGGCTGAGAAAGCAAACAAGAAACCGCCGCTATTTAAACGCTTGCTTAATGAAGGCTCCGTTGAACAAGAAGCCTTGCAGATCACCATGCACAAGCAAGCCTTGCATAAGCAGGAGTACGAACTGAAGATCCTGATCGTGGCGCACTACGGTGAGCGGGTGTACAACGAGATGATCATGGAGCGCGTCCGGGTCAAGAAGGAGCGCGATAAGCGGGCGCGGGAGCAGAAACTCCGGCAGCAGGAGTTCTTCTTGACGGTGAAGTACGGTGCGGCGATTGCTTTCTTGGCGGTCGCCGTTATCGCTTTGTTCTATTACCTCAAAGACTTGGTGAGGCAGTGATGTTTGAAATGCTTGGCGGGGGACTTCTTGGTTCAGTCTTTGGGGGGCTGTTCCGGCTGGCGCCTGAAGTTTTGAAGTTTTTGGACAAGGGAAACGAGCGCAAGCACGAACTGGCGATGTTCACGCTCCAGACCGATCTGGAGAAACTGCGCGGCCAGTTCAAGATGGAAGAGAAGTATGTGGACTACTCAGTCCAACAACTAGACACCATCAAAGAAGCATTTAAGGAGCAGTCAGCCACGGCCAAGGAGGCCGGCTGGTTTGTCTCGGCGGTGTCTGCTCTGGTTCGACCTGGCATCACCTGGGCGCTGTTCTTCATGTACGCAGCCGTCAAAGCAGCGGCGATGGTGATGGCCTTTCAGACTGGCGGCAGTTGGGTGGAAGTGCTCTTAAAGGTTTGGGGCGCTGACGACTTCGCCATGCTCAACATGTGCTTGACCTTCTGGTTTGTTGGCCGCAGCATTGAGAAGTACCAGAAGTAATGGAAGATGCCATCAAACTTTGCGCGGATGTCCTGGTCAAGCCCTTTGAGGGCTATGCCAGGCGTTTGCCAAATGGTGATTGCACCGCTTATCCTGATCCTGGTACTGGTGGTGATCCTTGGACTATTGGTTGGGGCTGTACTGGAAGAGACATATCTCAAGGTACGGTATGGACGGTGGAAAGGGCGCAGGCTGCCCTTGAAGCGCACTTGAGGGAATTTGCCTTGCGGCTCCTCCAAATGTCTCCAAGGCTGCATTCAGAGCCTCCCAGGCGCATTGCGGCCATTCTTTCCTGGGTCTACAACTGCGGACTTGGGAACTACCGGATCAGCACCTTCAAAAAGCGTGTAGACGCCGGGGATTGGGTCGGGGCCAAGGAAGAGTGCGTGAAGTGGAACAAGGCCGCAGGTAGGGTTTTACCTGGGTTGACCAGGCGAAGAGTTGCCGAAGCAGCACTGCTGTAGCGTTGCCAAATAACGGGGCCAAATTTACAATGACAAGCACACAAGAAAGGGGTAAGGGTCTATGACGGCGGCAGCAGTGATGACCTATGACTCGCTGACAGAAAACATTTCGTCCTACTTAGAGCGGACGGATACTGCCACGCTTGAGAAAATTCCCCTGTTTATCATGCTGGCAGAACAGGTTATCGCCAGCGAAATCAAGTTTCTGGGCAACCTGACGGTCAACACGGCCTTCATGGTAGCGGGCACTAACATCATCCCCAAGCCTGCTCGGTGGCACAAAACGGTGTCGATGAATGTCTTGGTGGATGGCCAGAAGCAGCCGGTGCTGCTTCGTAAGTACGAATACTTACGCGAATACTGGCCAGACGCCACGCAGACGGATGTCCCCAAGTTCTACGCCGATTACGACTACACGCATTGGCTGATTGCCCCGACGCCTGATGCGGCGTATTCGTTTGAGGTGCTGTACTACCAGCGGCTCCAGCCCTTGGACTCGACGAACCAAACGAACTGGATGACCGAGTACGCTCCCCAGGCTCTGCTTTATGGGAGCCTGTTGCAGGCCATGCCGTTCCTCAAAAACGACGACCGCATACCCATGTGGCAGGCGCAGTACAGCGCCATCATGCAGACCCTCAAGGCTGAAGACCAGCAGCGCCTGGCCGATCGTCAAGCAATCGCGGTGGATACATGACTACATACAACTCTCCGTTTACGGGCGATGTGATTCAGCCCACTGATGTCAGTTACTCGGCGTTCTCAATGAGCGCCGATGTCACACTGGCGTGGCCAATCAACGGCAACCAGAACGGCGACTTTGCGGCCCGGATCATGGATGTGACGCCCACCGTTGGTGGGCTTTCTCTTTACATGCCCCCCGCAAATCAGGTCAGTGTTGGCACGGATTCGCTGATCACCAACAGAGGCGGGCAGACGCTTACGGTCAAAAACTACTCCGGCGGCGCAATCGTCTCAATTGATCCGGGCAAGTCTTTTTACATCTTTGTCACCAACAACAACACCGAGGGTGGCACCTGGGGCAATCTGGCGTTTGGTGTTGGAACATCTTCGCCGGATGCTGCTGCGCTTGCAGGCAAGGGTCTTCTGGCCATCGGCAGCACGCTTAACCAAAGCCATCCGGTTTCGGGCATCGCAAACGGGTACACATTCCAAGACATCGACCGCGCTCAGACCCTTGCTTGGGTTGGCGGGGCTGGAACTGGAACGCTGCCCGCTTCTGGCAGTTTGGGCAACAACTGGTTCGTGCTTTTCAAAAATGGCGGGACTGGGACATTTGCGATATCTACGACCGGCCTGAATACGATTGATGGCTCTTCGACCAAGAACTTCCAGCCCGGCGAGTCTGCAATCATTGTTTGCGATGGGTCGAACTTTTTAACGATTGGCTACGGGCAGAGTGCGAACTTTGCGTTCAATCTGTTGGCCAAGCCGGTTGTAAGCGGGACATACAACATCACGCCATCAGAAGCGTCAAATGTCATCCAAGAATTCGTTGGTGTGTTGTCTGGGAATGTGACGGTTGTTTACCCCCCGGTGGTGAACCTGTACATCCTGAGCAATCAAACAACGGCTGGCGCGTACACGCTTACGGTAACCACCGGTATTGTTGGTGGCGCAACAGCCATCATTCCCGCTGGTGGCCAGGCAACTGTGTTCTGTGACGGGACGAATTTCTTCAACGCTAATACCGTCCAGGCGGGTGCTACGCAAATTGGCATTGTTGACGGCACCGTTTCCAACCCCTCAATTTACTTTTCCAACGAGTCCACGACTGGCATCTACCGCCCAGGCGGTGGCCAGTGGGGGCTGTCAATTCTTGGGACGAATGTGGTAACAGTAAACGCTACCGGCATGACGGTTGCGGGTTCAGGAACCTTTACAACCGGCGTGTCGGGCGGAGCATTCTGAGGTGACAAAAAAAGTCTTCTCACTTGACACGCTGCCTGGTGTGCAGCGCGATGGCACATTCCTCGACAAGAACTACTACACAGACGGAAGGTGGGTCAGGTTCCAGCGTGGACGCCCACGGAAGGTCGGCGGTTATCGGGAAATCACCGGGAACCTAGCGGGGCCCTCTCGCGGCATCTTTGTCAACCCGCAGAACAACTTCAACAATGTGTTCAGTGGGTACTCTGACGGTCTCCAGAAACTGCCGATTGACAACAACGGGGTTGGCGCTGGCATCGTCGATATGACCTTCACCAGCGGGTTCACGCCTAACGCGAACAACCTCTGGCAGTTTGACGGCTTCACCGACACGACCGGCTCTGGAAACAATCTTCTTCTAGCGCACCCCGGCCAAAACCTGAGCGACATCAACAACAGCGCCAATACGCCTGTTTTGGGTGGCCTGATTAACGGCACATCGATGGGCAAGATTGGCGTGTTTACGCTCAATGTCACCACGACAACGGGCCTGGCCACATTCACAGTTCCCACCACTGAACCCGTGGGCGCAGGACAAACCATCACGAGCACGGCGTTCCCCCCGGGAACGACAGTCGTCTCCAATGTCAGCGGGACGGTTACGGTAGATCAAAACGCCACCTCCACCGGG